TCCAGCGCGTCGCCGCAGCCGCGCACTACGCACGTCAGCGGGTCTTAGGCCACCACCAGCGCCGACACGGTCAAGCAGACCGCCCGCGCGAGCAACGTGGCGCAGGCCGATGCCCGCGCACGGTGTGAGTTAGCCCGCGCCAACCGCGAACAAACCCAAGGTGCCGCCCGCCTGCAAGGCAGGCCGCAATTGCTGGCGGGCAGCGTCTTGACGCTGACCGGAGCCGGGCGGCTGGACGGCAATTACCTGATTCAAACCAGCCGTCATTCGCTCTCGCGCAGCGGTGGCTACGTGACCGACATCGAGTTTTGCCGGGTACGCCAAACTGAGGCCATCGCGCCTGCGCCCGCTGCCGCGCCCCAAAAACCGCTGGCCGTCTACGGCATCCGCGACGGCCAGACCGTCAGAACCCGATAGGACACTGCCATGCTGCACGACGAGAACAGCGCCGCCAGCCTCCACTTTGGCCGTGTCACAGCAGTAGACGCCCAAACCTGCCGCATCCGCGTGACCTTGCCTGAACGCGACAACCTCACCACGTACTGGCTGCCCGTCCCGCAGAAAAATACCCACCACAACAAGCACCGCAGCCTGCCCGACCTGGGCGCACACGTGGCCATTCTGCTGGCGGCCAACGGCGTGGACGGCGCGTATCTGGGGTCGATTTATTCCACGCCCGAGCCGCCGCCCGTCATTGATGACGCGCAAGAATACGTGCGCTTCTCTGACGGCACGGAAATTCTCTACGACCCCGCCAGCCACACCCACAAAATCCACTGCGTCGGTAAAATCGAAGTCCTGGCCGCCACCACCGTATTGATGCACGCTGGTACCCGCATCACCCTGGACACCCCGCAAGTTTCCATTACCGGCAACGCAACCGTACAGGGCACGCTCACCGTGCAAAACGGCATGGCCGTCGCAGGCGGTGCAGGCGGTGCCACGGCCAGCATCGTCGGCAACATCGCCGTGCAGGGCGGCGTATCGGTGCAGGGCAACATCGATGCCTCCGGCTCGGTCATGGACGGCGGTGGCAACAGCAACCACCACAGCCACTAATCTTTAAACCAGATTAATAACGCCGCGCCCGCCCCGCCACCTATCCTGCCGGGTATGGATACGCCCGTCACCCTTGCCGACATTCGCAGCGCCCACTGGCAACCGCGCCTGGGCTGGGGAACCTCGAGCACGGGCCAAGTCGTCGAAGGCTGGATGGACATCGACCAGGCCATCCGCATCATTCTCAGTACCCCCAAAGGCAGCGACCGCCACCGCCCCGACTTTGGCTTTGGCGGCCAGCGCTATCTGGACTGGCCGGTTGACCGTGCCACGCCGCACCTGGTACGCGAAGCCATCACCGCGATTCGCGCCTGGGAAAAACGCGCCGATGTCGTCAAGATCGACGTGCGGATAGACGGCCACCACATCCGCTTGCGCGTGGTCTGGCAAGCTGCCGATGGCATCTTGCGCGACAGCGAAGTCACCTACGAAGGGCGGTCATGAACTTGCCCGCACCGCAATTCGTCGCCAACGACCCGCAGGCCATTGAGGCTGACCTCATTGCCCGTTATGAAGCCGCAGCGGGCAAAACCCTGTACCCGGCGCAAATCGAGCGGCTCCTCATTCACCTGATTGCCTACGCCCAATCGCAAATTCTCTCGGCCATCCAGCACACCGGCGAGCAAATGCTGGTGCGCACCAGCAGCGCGCCCATGCTCGACTACCTGGGCGACCTCGTTGGCACCGCGCGCCTGGCGGCGCAACCGGCCCGCGCCACCTTTGTGTTTACGCTGCCCGAACCCGCCGCCGCCACCCGGCTGGTTGCCTTCGGCACCCGCATCGTCAGTCAGGATGGACGGGTCGGCTTCATCACCGATGCCGATCTCTTCATCGCCGCAGGCCAAACCAGCGGTCAGGTCAGCGCCACGTGCGAGACCTCCGGCGCAATCGGCAACGACTGGCCGATTGCCAGCTTAAAGGGGCTGGACGCCCCCTTGCCGTTTGACGCCACCGTACACAACACCAGCGTCCCCAGCGGCGGCGCGGACGTGGAAACCGATGAGCGTTACCGCGCGCGCATCATCAGCGCGCCGGAACGCTACACCGTTGCGGGCAGCTACGGTGCCTATCGGCATCACGCCATGAGCGTGCACCAAAGCATCGTCGATGTGGCCGTACTCGGCCCGACAGAAGGCGAGCCGCCCGGCCAGGTGGCCGTCGTACCGTTGTTGGACACGGGGCTACCCGACGCTTTGCTGCTCGCCGATGTGCAAGCCGCCCTCTCGGCAGACACCGTGCGGCCACTGTGCGACACCGTCGTCGTGCGCCCGCCCGTGGCCGTGCCGTTTACCGTAGACGTGGCGTTGACGCTGTACGAATCGGCAGACGCCGAACGCGCCCTGCAACAGGCGCAAAGCGCGCTTGATGCGTATCTGGCCGAGCGCACGGGCAAGCTGGGCGCGGACCTCGTACCCGAGCAAATCGCCGCCGTCTGCCAGGTCCCCGGCGTCTACCGCGCCGTGGTCAACCAGCCCGCCTTGCAGGTGCTGGACGTAGACCAGTGGGGCCAGTGCACCGGTGCCACCGTCACCATTGCAGGAGCCGTCCATGGATAAGCTCTTGGTGCCGGATTTACCGCCGCCGCTGGCCGGGGACGCGCGCATGGCGGTGCTCGCACAACTCATCTGGCAACAGCACGCCGAGACCGACCTCTCGCCGCTACTCGTCTACCTGGTCGATACCGTCGCCGACGAATTGCTCGTGATGCTCGCCGACCAGTTTCACGTCATGGGCGTCGAAGGCCGGAACCTGGCCGAGACGCCCGAGCAGCAGCGTCGCCTCATCAAAGACGCCATCGCACTGCATCGCATCAAAGGCACGCCCGCAGCCCTACACCAATTGGTCGAGCGCCTGGGCTTTGGCCGCATCCACATTCAGGAAGGTATCGGCAATCTCTGCTACGACGGCACCTACACCTACAACGGCGACATGGTCTACGGCGACGAAAACGCCTGGTCGATCTACCGCATCACCCTGCTCGATCGCGCCATCACCAACGACCAGGCCGCCAGTTTGCGCGCCGCGCTCGCCGCCTTTGCCCCGGCGCGCTGCCAGCTGGCCGGGCTGGACTATGAATCGGTACCCATCCGCTACAACGGCACCGTCACGTTCGACGGGCAATACAACTATGGCAGTGCGTAAACAGGAACCCATGCACAGGAACACATGACCCATGGCAAACTTGGAAGAATCCGCCGTCTGGACGCCTGGCGTCTATCAGATTGAAAAAATCGACCCGGTGCTCGGCGGCCCGGTGCAACCCGCACCGGCCGTGGGCGGTGTCGCCAACCGGCAAGCACTGGCACTGGCCAACCGCACCGCGTACCTGAAAGCGCAGGTCGAGGCAAAGGCCGACGACGATGCCCCGCTTGCCAGCTTCAGCGGTCAACTGCCCTGGGTGCGTCTGGCCGACGTACCGACCAGTTTTGCACCCAGCCCGCATCAACACACATGGGCCGACATCACTGACCCGCCCGAACCCGCCACCCGCTGGCCGACATGGGGGGAAGTGACGGACAAACCCGCGAGCTTCGGTGCGCATGTGGTCACGCTTGCCACGCTGCCCGCAACCGACATCGGCCCGGTTATCGTCGCCGATGTTTCGGAGGTCTGGGTGTGGGTGCAAACACTGCACTACACCGGCTACCGCTCGCCCTTGTGCGGTAGACCTGTGGACGGCCACACAGCCCTGCCCCTGGCCAACGAAATCGACGCCGTGGGCGGGCTGCTGTCCAAAGCCGACTACGCCGGGCTGTGGGGCTACGCCAAAGAAAACAACCTCGTCGTCGCGCAGGCGCAATGGTCGGCCAACAAAGGCGCGCATTGGTTTGTGGACGTATCAACCAGCCAATTCCGCGTGCCGGATCTGCGCAACCAGTTTCGGCGATTCACGGGAACCGACGCTGACAGTGCAAATGCGAGAGGGCTGGGCAGTCGGCAACATGACGCCATGCAGCGTGTACAGGGCAACCTGGGCGGCGTGTTCGCATTGCCTGTAAATGGAGCGTTTCAGATTGGTGATTACTATTCTCGTGCTGATGTGAGTGATATTGGTCATGTCATTACATTTGCCGACTACGACAATGCGCGGGTAGCGCGCACCTCGGCTGAAACGCGCCCCGCCAGCGTTGCCTTTCATCCCCGGATTCATGTGTAGGTCAGACATGGATGCGCGGATGAAAGGCGGTATTA